ATCGAGGAGCTCGTGAAGATGGCAGACGACGAGGTGTGCGCGGAGATTGCGCGGCGCAAGGCGGCGAACCCCAGCCTGGCTGAGTTTGTCGACGCCGACGGCAATGTTATCGAGACCAAGACTCTCGAGTAAAAATCACACGTATAAATAAATGGCGATGATTCTCACAATCATCGCGCTCCTTATGGTCCTTTGGTTGATCGCAAAGGCCTATCAGGTTATTCCCATGCTGAAGCCCCCTTCGTGGGAGTCTTCAGCGGCACGTCCGCCGTACTATGATGCGGATTTCTTTAAGGAAGTGGACAGTCAGCGCCGCGAGGGTGCTTGGGTCGGGTTCCTTCAAGAGGATGTGTATTCTAAAAAGACGGGGTCTCTTGGAGATTTTGTGGGGAATGACTCCCCGAGCGGACACGCTCCTTTGTATTTTATAACTTAGGCGCCTTTTGCCGTCTGTATAACGATGGGGCGCATGGTCATGAGAACGACGCCGATGATAATGCCAATTGCGAGAATTGCGAGAGGATTCTGAGCGAGCTCCTCGATCCGGCTACTTTTTGGCGGCGGACTTGCGTACTGGAGCCACGGTTGGACGTTTTGGTCCTGCTGCTGCTGGTCCTCTTCCTGCGTCTCCATTATCATCCTCGTCACTCTCGCTTTTATCTTGAACAATAAAGTCATCCATCTCCGAATCGTCGTCCTCGTCCTCACCCTCGAGCTCCGAATCGCTGTAGGCAACGCCTGAACCCACCTCGGACTCAATCTCGTCGTACTCGTCGCTGGCGTAGTCGTCCTCAACCTTTTCAACTGGCTCGTAGCGAACTGGGGGCTTGGACACGCGCCCTGAACGCGTCCTATTGCCCGTGAGAACGGGGGTCTGGGAATCCACGACCGATGGCTGCTCCGACACGGAAGTCATCTAATGGTGCTTTAGAGATTATATCGTTTAAGTACTTTGGCGTCTTGACTTTGGCGACCAACTCTCCTTCGTATCCTAGACGGTCGGAGATTTCGTTGATTGCTTCCGTGTAGTTTGTATTCATGAGCCCGAGGTTGCGCAAGTGGTCTATGGCTGCGTAGAGGTGCACCGTCTTGCTCGGGTCGGCGTCAAAAGCATTCAATTCAGTCAGGAACAACTTCCATTCGTGGGGGTCCAGCCCCGAATACGGGTGGGCTTCCAGAACGAAAGTCTTGAAACGACCCACGCCAGGCCTTGGGAAGAAGGTCAACAGCACTAGGACGAGGAGAATCATCCATATGAGGATGTTCATTACTACTAGGTAATACGATATTATGTTCTCGGCCCTTGAACCCAGTGCACTCTTCGTCTAGACACATCTGCCGTATTTTACCGCCAAGCATCCAGAACCACACGTGATTCGACTTGTGTTCGTGTCCGACGTTTTCACAGTAGCGCGAGTCCGTCTCTACGCACATACCCTTGCCTTCACCCTTTTTCGTCTTGCGGATCGCCTTGACTCGGGCATTCTCCTGACCGACGAGATTCGCCCTGATGAACGACTCAACCTGAGATTCCCTGCCGGTCGGTTCACTGGCCGCCCTTCCTGGTGACGTGACGGCTCCGATTGCTCGAACGGCGAAGAGTTTGAGAGCGTCTCGAGTTGGTTCTGGCGACAAGAGCGAGCCGTCAGGCACGGAGACCCACGGAACGTACGGGTCGCCCTCGGGTTTCTTGTGCGACCAGAGACACCGGAGTCCAGAGCCGCCATAGACTGAAGAATCTATGACCTGGGCCCAATGATCACCCTCTGGGAGACACATGAGAATACGAGTCCTGAGACTCAACGCCTGGGTCTTTGTGACGATGAGTTCCGGCCAGTGCAAGTGCATCCCCGACTTGAACAGACCGTCAACCATCCTGACTGGTGCACGAGCGACGAGACATCGTCCGGACCCGACCGATTCGTGAATTTTACGACAAAGCACGAGGGCATCCTCATCCGTGAGTTGGCGTTCAGATTTGAAATCGACATCAACAAAAAATTTAAAACGTTCAGTCTTTTGTTCAACGACGTAAAGTTTCTTCCCGTCTGCGAGGTCTGCGAGGTAGGACCCCCAAAAGGAGTCCAGGTCTTCGTCGGGGACGTGAAGTTGACCACCGTCCATGAGGACATGGGTAGGAGCCTGAGGCGCCTTGGAGCGCCACTTTTTGATGCGCATTATTCAAAAAGAGGCTCTAGTCTCTATTAGACCCAAAGAAAGTCTCAAAGAGTGAGTGAATGAGGGGCTTAAACTCCGGCTCCGGCTCCGGCTCCGGCTCCGGCTCCGGCTCCGGCTCCGGCTCCGGCTCCGCCTCGCGAATCTTTTCAATTTCATGATGAATTTTCTGAATGGACATGGACTTGGCAAGCACCTCGGGGTCTGAGCCATCCTGACGGAGCTCGGCGAGGCGCTTGGCAATGACCAGCTTTGGCTGCGTCATTTAATTTTGAAAAAGTTTTTAAAAGAAGCTCATGACCGCAGAAGGAACTGCTGCTTCTCGGGCGATGTGAGGACCCGGTGGAATGCGGGATTCTTGAGTACGTGCGTGCGTATCATTTCCCAGAGGTCCCGACGTTTCGTGATTCCTTCGAGTGTATCAAACTCGCAAGAATCATTTTCATCATAATTTTTACGAAAAGGAACTTGACGTCCCTCCATCTTTGTGCGTTCTTCGTTGAACCTACGTACGACGTGGTTCTGGGCGGTCGGAGTCAACTCGGGCATTTCAAAAACGTATACGTGGTAGACGTTGTTGACACCCTCGTGATCCTTGAAGGAAAAACTGAAATAGGAGTAGACCCCCTTTTTCAGATTTATGATCCCCCGAGTCTCCTCTTCGAGCTCGCGAATTGCACAGCGAAGAGGGTTGAAAATCTCTCGACGGCGGCACCCGCCCGTGACAAATGTCCATTCCTTGTACCTTCGATCATGAACGAGTAGAAACTTGAGAGGTCCTCCTTCAACGTCCCTTGTCACTGGAACTGCTATGCTTTTGTGCCTCTCCAACAGTTGCGGATCCATGATCCGTCTCTACTATCTCCTGGTCAAAATAATTCGCAAGGTTACGCGTACCCGGCTCGTAGCTAATCAAAAACACGAGGCCGAGGAGTAATACCCACGGCCACAACTGCATTACATTTAGGTTAGAAATTTTTAACTAACTGGAGTACAACACGCTGGCCATCCCCTTCTGGATTTTCAGGATGTTGTAATTGACCGCGTAAAGGAAGGGGCTGCTCACGGCGGTGTTCGTCAGACCCTTGAGCCCGTTCGCCAGACCCGTGGGAACGACCAGACGGTAGGTGTCCACGCGGGAGAAGTTGAGGGTGCCGGTCGGCTGCAGCTTGGTGGTGTCCAGACAGTAGGAGACGGCGGCGACGTTGCACGTGCCCGCCCCCTGCTGGTAGCCAAACTGGGTGTTGTAGTACTGGGGCACGTCGAGAAAGTGGGGCAGGTGGCGAGACTCGCCAATGTCCACGCCGTTAATCTGGACCAGGAGACGGTAGTTGGAGGCGGCGGCCGAGCCAGCGCCCGCGTTGTAGACGGTGCCGTAGTTGGCGCTCTGCCACGCCAGGTACTTGACGGGGTGAGCCAGAGCGAGCTCCTGGACAGCCTGGGTACCGATGGGGATGCGCTGCACCTGGGTGATGAGCATTTCATGGCTATTCTTGGCGAAAAACTCACGCTCAGCCTGGTCCAGGTAGATGTAGCTGCACCACGCCTGGTACTGGAGGGCGCTCGGGGCGGGACCACCCGGAGCCTCCGACACGGACGTGGCCAAGTTGGCCGCCCACGTGATGCGCAGCTCCACGTCGTGGTACTGGAGCGCCACGAGGGGCAGAGACACTGACCAATCCTTGCAGAAGAAGAACTTGAGAGGGTAAAAAGTAGACACCTTGTTGGTCGAGTTCAGGGCGCTGGCCGTGCCGTTGTTCAAGCGCTGGTTGTGGGTCTGGGCCGCGTACACGGGGTCAATGTCGGTCGAGTAGCCAAAGTCCTGGGTGTCGATAACCTGACCACCAATCAAAAGGTCCACCTTGTCGATGACGTTCGACCATCCCAGAT